TCGCTGCTCCGAAACTGCATTCCGTCTGGATATGCCATCTTCTCTCTCCATCACTGGAAACACTGGCCGGAAACCCGGCTTGTTCGGCCCCGGCGTACCGGGGTCGCGTCAAGCGGGGTCAGGGTGCGTTGTTGATCTTCGCGGCCATGCCGGGCTCAAGGCGCGGCTTCTTACGGGCTTCCTGCGCCAGCCGAACGGCCATGCGGTTGATGCCCTTGCGCGTCATCTTGAAATCGAGAACCACACGCTCTTCGCCCTTCTCGGTGAAGACGCGCGAAGTCAGGACGGTGTATTCCTGCTCTCTGCCGTAGTGTGTCGGCTTCAGCTTCCCGCTCTCGCGGCAGGCCCAGCCCCATTGCACGACGAGATCGGCAACCTTGTTCTGGCCGATCCCGAGGTGGCGCCCAACATCACGGACGCCCTTCGGCTCGGCGCTCATGGCGCTCATCTGGTCCAGTGCTTCTGCCTTGGGTTCGGCCACATCGAGACGCTGACGCTGTTCCTCGACCTGCTCGGTGAGATCGGCGGCAAGACGCAGGGCCTCTGCCTTGGTCTGAGGAACATAGAAATCATGGGAGGAGACCGGAGCGGATGCCGCGGCTTCGAGAGCCATCCAGCGGTCGATGATCTTGAGGCGGATATCTGCTCGGTATCCCGCGATGAGGACGAAGGTCAGGTTCTTCGGCAGATTAAAGCATGGCTTTTCGCGACCGTAGCTGTCTGGATAGATGCCTCTGAACTTGGATGCATCTTCATCCAGTTCATTCATCATGACTTCTATGTCGCGCAGGACATGAAAGTGCTGCTTGCCGGTAAGAGACGCGATTTCCCGGCTCGACATCTTGAGCGCGGTCAGCACGTCTATGATTGTTGGCTCGGTTGCCATCTGGCGTCCCCATCGGTCGTGATGGGGCTAATGTGCGTTTTTCCCGCACGTTGGTCAAGCGTTATTTACGCACATTCCGCACAGTTTTCTGCTCGGCAGCTCTAGAGCGCCAACGCGCTTGATAAAGTATCGGCGGCAAGGTACGGGTTGTGATGGCGAGTGGCGCCGGGACAACTTTGGGTCGTGAAGCTGATTGGCTTATAACGGCAGCGGGTGCGACGTTTCTCCTCCGGATGAGAAACTATAGGCGCCCCGTGAGATCGCAAAGCCGGGGGCTCGCCGCCTCTTCTTCAATCCTTCGGACCACGCGCAGCACTTGCAAAGGCAAGATCTCCTCCCAGTTCCAAGGGAGAAGCATAAGGCCCTCTCCTAAGATCCCATTGCTCGATCGTGCCGCTCTACGCGCTATATCCAGAGCATGTATCATGCATTTGGAATTGGGATCCGCTGCCGATATCGCTTTATAAATTGCGCTCACCACCACGTCAGCCGCTTGGAGTGACACGTAACTCGCATTATCCGACAAGGTTATGCTCTTGGGGGCAAATACGCGAAAATCGACCTGCCTCTTATTGAGAACTGCACCTCCGCTAAGGCGCTGCCTAAACATTCGATAAGCGTAGTCCGTTAAATCTCGGCCTCTCAATCCTCCACGGGAAGATATCCGAACAAACAAATCGCTTTCTGCGTGATTTATACCAGAAATATTATCATGGTTTGCGCAGTAGGAGGTTACTCTTTCTAGTAGCAACCTAAGTAAAAAAGGATATAGGGCATTCCTCTTCCCAGAGACCGCAGCTGCTCTCTCATTCTTGTGCGATATCATATTATGCTTGTGCGATGCGACGCAGAACCAACGCACCTGGGTCTCGGATATGGATCGTGTAAAAATTCTACGCTTCTTCTCATTCAGCCTGTTGAAATGAATGTCTCTACCAACAGGTAACCCGGCTTCCGAAGTTGCATCTCGCATTTTATTGACCAAATGGGGCTCATCATTCTGCCTGACGAGAATTCCGCCCAACAGAAACCAGTCAGACGATGCTCCTTGATCTCCGCGAGATGCGACTAGCCCATCGTCCCCGGCTTCATCGACGAAAAGGAGGTATCTGGCCACGGTTCAACGGCTGCAAATAGACTGATCAATCGTTAGACAGACGAGTGATACGGAGTCATTCCGCGCTAGACTTGTGAGTCTTCGCTCTATTTCCATAACCACTTTCCTACTACTCGGCCATTGATGTGAATCTCAGCGAGATCCACTTCGTCACTTGGATATGTCGGATTTACGCTGATGATGCGCACGCGCTCTGGAGCCGAGTTGGGAACGAGCTGAAGCTGCTTGATCACCACGCCATGCCCGTTCCACAAGACATAAACGCCATCATGGCTAAGCTGCCGGTGGTGGGTATCCACGAGCACTCGTTCGCTGGGGAGGAAATCAGGCTCCATCGAGTTGCCGATCACCCTGACCACTGCCAACCCGGACGTATCCGGAAGATAGTTTTCGAGAAACCCTTTTGGCATTGCCCACGATGCCACAGGAGCATGCCCTTCACCGTCTCCTGCGCTCTCGTCGATTAACGCGCCGGCTCCGGCCTGCGGAGAGATGTCGTATTCATTGACGACTACAGTGCCTTGCATTGCGTGCGTGACGGCCTCTACCCGTTTGGCGCGCTCGATACCTTCGCGAATTCCCATCTCGCCTGGGAAAACACCAGCAAGTTCCCATACCTCTCGTAGTTCGATAGGCGGTTCACCTCTATCTACAAGCAAAGGCACGGCCTTCTCTACGAAGTCGATCGGAAGGAACGGCTTCTTATAGGTGTCCTCATAGGTTCGATAAGAGGACTGCTTCTCGCCGTATCCCATAGCATCGGCAAAAGCCCTGACAGTCCACCCGGCGCGGTTCCGGAGAGCTTTGAGCTTGAGGCGGGGTAGTTCGTCGGTCATAGGCGCATCGTGCGATAAAAACGCACAGCAGTCAGTGCGGAAATTCCGCTTGCTATATGTGCGGACATAACGCACATTCCGTACATGACAATCGCTACCGATATCATTACCCGACTAGGTGGCACGCGCGCTGCGGCCAAACTGCTCGATAAGCCGCCCTCGACTGTCCAGTCATGGAAAGGTTCAGGGTTCATTCCTGCTCGCTATCAGGGAGAAATTCTTGAGAAGGCTCGACATGCCGGGATCGAAATAAACGCTGCGGATCTCGTAGGCGCTGACCGCACCCCTACGGAGGCCCGCCCATGAGCCTCCTGCACTTCCTCGAAATCATCATTCCCGCCTGCGCTGCCATTCGCCTGCTCGTCTGGGCGTCCGGCGTGACGCGGGCTGCAAGCTCGGAGGAATGCCCATGAGCATGATTACCCGCATCATTGCCCTGCACTGCACCTGCAAGATCCGCGACGTGACCCGCGAAGGACTATCACGAACCCTGGAATGTGCTTCCGCCTTGGATGAGTGGTTAACGGGTCATCCATCCCTTGGGATTGGCTGGTTGTGCGTCCCCAAGCGGTTCGCCAGGTCCTTTTTTCTTCGGGCCGTCTACGAGGTCTCTCGTATGCCGAAAAAGCTCGGACAGGTAAGCCCGGTCACATCCACTAAAATGGCTAGACGCATGTTTTCCCTCAACCGAGGCGATCGTCGTCATAAGGCGCCAGATCAGAGCCTCTCTCGTGTTCGGCAGTTCACTCATATGGCCTCATCCTCTGGTTGTGCAGATGGTGAAAGCGCGGGGGAGCTTCCGACTCCCTCGCACACTGATGATGCTCTTCTGCTTAACTACGCAGCAAACGTGTCGGTGTTCCGCGACACAAAGGAAGGGGAACGCCCATGAGCGCCCCAGCCGCCAAGCCACCCTTCTCTCTGACCGGCACCGTCTCCGCGCTCGACCTGCAGAGCATCGCAAGCCGCCTCGAGCGCAAGGGAGGCAGGAAATGAGCGATACGAAGCCCTGCGCCTATTGTGGCGCCCTCATCATGCGCGAGGATCACATCACAAAATGGAGTTGGCAGAAGCGCCGGTTCTGTCGTGCGTTCTGCGCGGCGCAGGAAACCTCCGGCGATCGCATGGTCACGAAGGATGAGGCTGAGCGCTTTCTCGTTCTGGTGAATAAGGGCGCGTCCCAGACTGCGGCGGCGAAAGAGATCGGGCGGAAACAGTCGAGCCTCCTGAACGCGGCCATCAAGCATGGACTGCTCAACGCGCGCATTCCGGCTGCCAATGACCCGTGCAGCACGTCTCCGGAGGAGATGCTTGCGCTTTTCCAAGGTGGGCTGTCGTACAGCGAGATTGCTGCGCGCTGCGGCATCTCGGTCAAGGCTGTTTCCGCAAAGGTCAACCAGGCGAAGAAGCGCGAGGTTCCGGCGCCTGGGCAGCCGCGTCTCCCTGTGGCGGTCCCTGCCTCCACCCTCAACACAAGGGGGCCAGAGCCAGCCGGGTCTGACGTTAGCTGGGGCGCGCTCGGGCTCGGAATTCCCTATTTCGAAGCCCTGAAACTGACGCAGAACATGCGCGCCCTCTGACCCCATCAAATGACGACCACGACCCCCACCGCAGCCGCGAACTGCTCGACCAGACGTTGGCGCGTCTGGCCCGTAGCGTGCGGATGCAGCACCGACCAGAGCCGGGCGGCGCGCAGAATGTCGAGAGCGATCACGGGCGTATCCAACCGCTGCGTGAACCTTCTCGCATCTGCCTCGACCAATGGCTTGTCGTGCTCATGGGTGGTGGTGTCGTCGTCGTCCATGAAAGCCTCAAGAACTGTGGGTGTGCTCCCCAGTGATTGGAGCAATTCATGTCCGTAGTTTCAGAATACTTTTCCGCCGTGGCGGAATTCGATGCGTCTCACGCCACGCCAGAAACCGTGACGGGATATTGCAAGGCAATGGTCCGCACCATGAGCGAGCAGGACGCTCCGTCCGCTCCACTGAAAGAGAAATTCCACCGTCTCGCCCGGGCAACGGGTCTGACGGAAGGACAAGCAAAGCGGCTGTTTTACGGCGAGTGGTCGGCGATCCCGGCCCACGTCTTCCTGGCCGTCCAATCTGCCTATCGGCACCACCTCGACCGCGCCAGACGCCGAGCCGAACACCAGGCCGCGCTGTACCGCGATCTTTCCGAAAGATGGGATAATGAATGCGCTGGCTCATCCTTCTCCACGCAAGCGAATTGCAGTGGATTGCCTGCATCCTCTTACGCGTCGCGCTCTGCCTGAAATGGGCATCCGACAGCCTGAACCGCCTAGCCATGCGCCTGATGGTTTGGGCCGATCGGAACGCCGTCCGGTAAGGCCAAACCGGCTGGAAGAAGCGGACGTGATCGGGATTGTCAGGCTGTGGACTGACAGTTTCCCGAGTGAAGCCGCCGCAGCCCGCGCCGCTGGCATCAAGCGCCAGACCCTTCATCAGCAGCGCAATGCCGACAAGCCTCTGTCAGACAAGGTTCTCAAGGCCGCTGGCCTGCGCCGCGTCGTGATCGTGCATTACGAATTTATCGAGGGGGCGGAATGACGTGCGTGTCCTCTACAATGAGTGGGACGAACCCACGGCAGCATGGCTGCGCGAACTCATCGATGGACTTCATCTGCCCTCCGGGTCGGTCGATACCCGGTCAATTGGAGATGTTCGGGCGGACGATTTGCGAGACTTCGACCAGTGCCATTTCTTCGCAGGGATCGGCGGATGGCCGCTCGCCCTGCGCTGGGCAGGGCTTGAAGGAACGCCCGGAATCTGGACCGGATCACCGCCCTGTCAGCCCTTCTCCGTCGCTGGAAAAGGACTTGGCCAGGCTGATGAAAGGCACCTCGCACCCGTCTGGCTCGACCTCATCCGAGACCAAGAGCCTGTCCTCATTTTTGGGGAACAGGTTGAGGCAGCAATTCGGGTCGGATGGCTCGATGATCTATTCGATGCGCTGGAAGAATGCGGCTACGCCTGCGGGGCGGCAGTATTGCCAGCTTGTAGCGTCGGCGCGCCGCATATCCGCAAGCGCCTGTTCTTCGGAGCGGTCAGGCTGGCCGACGCCTATGGCCGGGGCGCAAGCGACGGCAACGTACAATCAGGCCGGGAACACAGATTATTCCCGCAAGGTGGAAGCCCTCTGCGGCAAGGACGTGAAGGGCCACGGGCTCAATCTGGCGGGATGGCCGACACCTACGGCGGCTTCAGTAACCGGACCGGGTCATGCCCGGCGACTGGGGGGACTGAACATCCAGAGCGCCGCGATGCTGGCCGGCTGGCACACGCCGTTGGCGAGAGATGGCGACAAGCTGGATGCCACACCTCCGGCGATCGAGAAGCGCATGAAGGACGGGCGAGAGATCGGCACAGCGATGGAGGCGCGGATGACCTCAGTCGAAGGCTGGTCCGAACATCCGGGACCGATCCGCATCACGGCTTCTGGTCAGGCGCTGACTGGCTCGGATGCCGCGACGGCAAGTTCCGGCCAGTTGAACCCGGCACACAGCCGTTGGCTACAGGGATTTCCGCCAGAGTGGGACGCCTGCGCGGTTACGGCAATGCGATCGTTCCCCAGGTCGCGGCACAATTCATCACGGAATTCGTCGGCGCAATCGCCGACATGCAAGACGAAGGGCTGACCCCATGACCAACGCAACCGACATGACAGGCCACAACAGCGGCGGCGATAGGCACATTGCTTTCGATATCAGAAATATCTGCCGTCGCGGCAAGCCGGTACTGATGAAGCGCGATCCCATGATCCGTTTTGCGGAGAAAACGATCGCTAAATGCAATGGCTGCATTGAGTGGATTGGCCACTTAAGCCCTAAGGGATATGGCCAATTCAGTTGGCTTTCCCGCCCGGTGTGCGCCCACAGATGGGTCTATGCGGCAAAGAAAGGCCCCATTCCAGTCGGGATGGTTATCGACCACCTTTGCCGAAATCCGGCCTGCGTAAACATCGACCATCTCGAATGCGTTTCTATGGCCGAAAATACTAGGCGCGGGCTTTTGCACACGATGCAGCGCGCCAAGGCACGAGCAATGACCCATTGCAAAAGAGGCTATCCGCTTTTCGGTCAGAATGTCTCCATCAACGCCAAGGGTCATCGTTGCTGCAAGACGTGTCAGCGGAAAGCTGCGGAAGAATGGAAAGTCATCAACAGAGACCGAGTGAACGAAATGCAGCGCCGTCGTCGTGCAGCAGGGGGAAGGTAATGAGCGCGGATATGCAGGGACATAACTCAGTCGTTGGCGGCATCGCTGTCGAAAAACTGCGTTCGTACATTGAGCGGTGGGAAAGACTCGACGAAGAGAAGCGCGCCATAGGCGGCGACCAAAAAGACCTGATGTCTATGGCCAAAGCGGATGGTTTTGACGTAAGGACGATCAAGCACATCATCGCCCTTCGCAAGAAAGAGCCGAGCGAGATCGAGGAGCAGGAAACGCTTCTTGATATCTACAGGCGTGCGCTGGGGATGTGAGCCATGAATCATCCCGAAGACAGGTTGCATGAAGCGGTATGGCTGGCGCTCAAGCTGGCCCTACCGCCCGAAGCCGTAGCGATCAGCCACGAGAACCGACAGAACGGCCCGCGTGAAGGCGCCCGACGCAAGAAACGCGGCTGCCTGCCCGGCTGGCCGGATCTAGAGATCGTCCATGCTGGCCGCCATCACCTGATCGAACTCAAGACGCCCGTAGGCACGCTCAGCAAGGCGCAGCGCGAGATGCACGCTCGTTTGATGCAGGCTGGCGGGTCAGTGGCCGTCTGCCGGTCTGTTGATGCTGTCCTGGCGCATCTGGTGGCTTGCGGCGTGCCGATGAGAGCGAGGGTGGCGGCATGAGCAAACCAGAACCCCTGACGCCCGAGTATTGCGACCTGCGCGGCTACGAATTCATGCCGCTTTTTGGTCACAAGCTGTTCGCGAGCGAGTTTTACACCGAGGCAAGCGCGGACGAATTTCGCGCAGGTCTGCGTCTTTGGTGGGCGGCATGGAACCAGGTGCCTGCCGGAAGCCTGCCGAACAGTGATCGTGCGCTTGCGACATTGGCCGATTTCGGACGCGATATCGAGGCTTGGCAGGACGTGAAAGAGCGCGCTCTACACGGCTTTATTGAGTGCTCTGACGGCCGTCTTTATCACCCGATGATTTGCGCAGAAGCCATTGAATCGTATGAAGAAAGGCTACGCAAAAGCAAGCGCCGGACTGACGACAAGGAGCGTCTGAAACAGTGGCGTGAGATGCGCCGCAATCAGGAACGAAACGCGTCTCATGCGGATGACACGGAGACCAGTGAAACGGAAGTGAAACGCGTTTCAGGCGCATATCAAACCGAGGAACGAAACGCCTCCGTACAACGCGCCGCGCGGCGTGACAGGGACAGGGACAGTAATACACACTCACTACGTTCGTGTGACGCGGCTTCGCCCGTCGCTGAAGCGCAGGCTGTCGCTGTCATTCCCCCTGATCCTCCGCTCGACGCCCGGACGGCGCTTTTCCGAACTGGCGTGACCACCGTGCAGGCCATGACCGGAATGCCGGGGCCAAAGGTCCGAACGCTGATCGGGAAATGGCTGAAGGACTGCGGCGACGATTGCGCGATGCTGAACGACATCATCGCCCATGCAGCCGACACGCGACCATCCGAGCCACAAGCCTTCATCGCCGGGGCGATCCGCCACCGAACTGCGAGCGACTTCCGCCAACTGGAAACAAATTGGGGGCTCGATGATGTCGATCTCGACGCCGCGCTCCGAGACCACGAAAGGGCCTTGGGCCTATGAGCGAACTGATTGCAACCGATCGCCCGCAAGCGGCGAAGGCCATTGCGACGTGGCTTACCCGCCTTGCCCGCATGGTTCGGCATCAAGGCCAGATGACGCCCCAGGAACGCGGGGCTATGGTCGCGGAATACGCGGAAATGCTCCTGCGCACCGATCTGCCAGACGCGGCTTTCAACTTCGACGCGCTGCACTACGTCGCAGAAGGCTGCGAGTGGTGGCCCGCATTCTCGGTCCTGGCATCTAAGCTCCAGGAACACTGGGCCATCAAGCGCGTGCAGATGGAAAACCGGCAGCACCTCCGCATTGCCGGACCGGGCGACAGCGCGCCCTTGTCACCGAGCGACGAGAACTGGATGCGGTTCTGGCGCCGGCACGAGGATATGGGCTGGACACAGGGCGATGAGAAGATCGCCGATGAGCGCGCCAAGGTCGCTCGCAAGCGGAACGGCCTGAGCATGATCCGGCGTTATGCCCCTGACGCCTACCAGCGGATCACCGGCAAGCTGGCAGAGGATCGCGGCACCGGTCAGGACTGGCATGATGGCCGTCAATTGGCGTCCACGCTGCGCACCCTGCGGGATCACCCGTTCAAGGCGGTCATGCTTCGCGCCATTCAGGCCGCGGTGAAGAACCGGGCTCCTGAGCACCTTGGTCTCGTGCAGGACGCGATTGCGAGCGCCGGAATGGCCGCCAATCCCGAGCCCCCCAGGCAGAGGGCAACGGCATGAAAAACCCAGCAAATCCGGGCGATTTCAGTACAAACGGGACTCGGGGTGTGGTAGGATCGGGCATGAGCGAAACGACGAATTCCGCTGACTGGCCGATTGGGGTTTCCGTCTCCATCACGCAGACTTGCGGCAAACCGGCGACGGAATTCGAGATGCTGACTTACGCCTGGTACACGCTAGGAGCCAAAATGCGGGCCGCTGAGGGCTGTGTGGGGGATTTTACACCCACTCGGAGCGGAAACGTCGGAACGGCCAGCGAGGCGCAAACGTCGAGGATTGTCCAAGAGTGCGGATGTGATCGGTGCCAGTCCTCTCGTCCGGGGTTCCCGGGACCATCAAAACCAGGCTGGCGCTATGGCTGCGAACGGTGCGGCAACAAGCGATGTCCCCACCATGAGTGGCATGGCTTTGAATGCACGGGCAGTAATGAGCCGGGGCAGATCGGGGATGAGCGTAGCGCAAATTGTGAGCCGACAAACTCACCGGCGGGAATTAGAGGGGGTTGTACGGGGCGCAGATTGGCTCTCAAGCTCATGCGCCAACGCATTCATCGTTCTGGTTGAAGCGCCAGACGGAAGTCGGTAGCTCACCCGCATCTTGGGTCACATAACACCAGGTTCCCGTGACTGACGGTTCATCGTCCTCCAAGGTCAAAGCGCTTTCGCACCATGTCCGCGCAAGAATGAGCGATTGATAGAGCTCCAAGGCCTCCGCAACGGCGTTTAAGGCTTCCAACTCTGCGATCCGGCTCTCGAACTCATCCATGCATCGAGGCTAACGCGAGTACGGTTAATGATCCGTTATGCGAGTGTTAAGTAAATTCGAGCGTAGAGAGATGTTGCGGGGAGGCACTACTTGTCTCCTCTGGCGCTTGCGCAAAAACGATTCCTTAACCTTTTCGACATCACCTACGGAGTTTGATTCAGCGAGACCTATCATGTCTAGATACAATATTATTGCACTGTCGTTATTATTATCAATCCTTGCAGGTTGTCACAAACAAGACCGGAATATCGCGCAAGTATCTCTACATGAGGCCCATTGTCATGTCGTCGCCCAAGAAAGCTATTGCGAGGAGAACGGCGGCGGTAGGAGATTTGAAATCGCCGACATTCCCGAGGAATTCAGAGACCGGTTCATAACTGCATGTAGCGGTAACTTGCATTGCGACGTAGTCTTGAGCGTACCGCGACTAGAGGCTCGAGACCGCAAGCTCTGCAAGATCGTAGACATTTCTTGGTCCGATGCTCGGGGGGGATCACCATATGAGCATATCTATGGCAAGTGGTTAGCCGCGATACACGTCCCGCAATGGGGAGGCACGAACAAGAAAGTTTGATGAATTGTTATCGAATCGTAATCATGCTCTTTCGCAATGTTACAATTCGATGTAAGCGCCCACCCATGACGATATCGAAATCAATTTTCGCCGCCACTGCGTGCGCGTGGGTAGCATTTTTCGTGCTGCAATTCCTCGATCTACAAGGAACATGCGCCCTGCAGGATCACGCTCAGTTGGTTGCAGACATCATGGCTGTGTTGTGCATCTTCGTGCTGCTCGGCAAACTTGTCAGGATGCATAAATCGCGGTCAGCTCTCTGATTTTCTAACAACTGACGGCTGTAATTTCCTGTGTACCTAGAGGGCGGGGTTGGCGATAATCGGGGTATGACGACAGCCCAGAAAATCCACGAAACTGTTGCTCAAATGGCGAAGCCGAAAGCGGTCAGACGCCCTTCCGCTCCGAGGTATGAAACGGGGCTCATCGCGACGATGGAGCGAATGGGGAAGGACGATTACCAGGGCCCTGCCGGTAAGCGCTCGCGATGCAATCACCTCCTGACGTTGCGCAAGGCGGGCGAACTTGACGCCGAAGCGGAGACGTTGGCCGGACGCTGGCTGAGCGATTACGAATTTGGCGTTCATGGTTATACGGACGCCATGCACAATCCGCTGCCGAGCGATTACATTCGTGGCGATGCCATTACTTTCGCCACCTCGCGCGGCATCGCCAGTGAACGGGTGGGATTGGTACGCGACAACCTGGGGGATGATGCGCATGATATGCTCGTCCGGCTCCTCTCGCTCGATCAGTCTTTCGCCTCGATTGCGCGTGAGAAGTTTCCTTCACGGAGTAAAACGAGCGCCGAAAAGGCGATCAGGGAACGGGCTGTCGTGCTGCTGCAAATCCTGCCGAGCGCCTACAAATCGGCCTGCCGCTTGCAAAAGCAGCGCAGGGAACAGGCGCGCAGATAACGCTGTACAATGGCCATGCAGGCAGATATTATCTGATAAATCCCTAAATCTGCGCGGTTCACAATGCTCCCTCAATCAGTGCGATTGTCGGTGGGCGATATTGTGCAGTTCGGCGCAGTTCGATTTTTCCTTGTTGGACTGGGCTGTAAGGCCGCCGTTCTCTGCGAAATTGCTGGCTCTTCGGCGCCCCATCATCGGGCCGACATCCCTCTGTCCTGGCCTGAGACACTGCGGATGGGGCTCGCCACGCACAGTCAAGTCAGATGCGCGCCGCAGCTTTTTCGGGATGCCGGCCGACTTATGAAAATCGGCGCTGCCGATAAGCACGTGTTGGCGCGTGTGCGAAGGGCCGTTCGGGTCGAGCTCGACGTGCAGAGACGCGAGGACGAGTGGCTTTTTGCTCGGCGTCTTTGTGGCTGAATTCCCATCATTTTGAATGCCTGGAGGTCGCATGGCTGGGCGCAAACGTCCGGTGAAAAGCCGGGCCACTACAAAAACCACAAAGCCAAAGCGCGATGCGCGAGATGTCTTTCTCGACCATCTGCGCAAAACGTCGAATATCTCGGAAGCGGCGCGCGTTGCCGTTCTGGATCGCACAACCGTTTACAGATGGCGCTCGGAAGATCCTGGCTTCACTGCGGCCTGGGACGACGCAATTGACGAGGCGACAGACGCGTTAGAGGCCGAAGCCCGACGCCGCGCAGTCGATGGGCACGAAGAATATGTGGTCTCAATGGGCCAGATCGTCCTCGACCCTAAGACCGGCGAGCCTTTGAAGCAAAAGCGCTTCAGTGACTCCCTTACCGCACTTCTGCTGCGCGCCCACCGCCCCGAAAAATACCGAGAGCGGCATGACGTGAAGCAGTCGGGATCGGTCGCCATCACCATCACACCGGACGACAGCGCGCTTTGAGGCATGGTCGCAACGCTCAATCCTGCCCAGGCTGAGGCCAACCGGCTCTTGGGCTCGCCTGCAACGCACATACTGCTGCGTGGCGGGTCGCGCTCGGGCAAGACGTTCCTGCTCGTCCGGGCAATCGTTATCCGCGCCGTTATGGCTCCGGGTTCGCGGCACGGGATTTTCAGGCACAGGTTCAACGCCCTCAAACACACGATCATCGGCGATACCTTTCCGAAGGTCATGCGCCTCTGCTTCCCCGATCTGCCATACACGCTGAACAGAACTGACTGGTTCGTGAGCCTGCCCAATGGCTCCGAGATCCTGTTCCACGGTCTTGACAGTTCGGACCGGACCGAGAAGATCCTCGGTCTGGAGTTCGCCACGGTTTATCTGAACGAAGCGAGCCAGATCAGCTACGGCGCACGCAACATGCTGCTGACGCGCTTGGCACAAAAAACCAAGCTGGTCGCCAAGGAGTATATCGACGCCAACCCGCCAACGACCTCGCACTGGCTCTACAGCCTGTTCGAGCGTCGGATAGAGCCGAAAGGCGGCGAGCCCCTGCCCGATCCGGCGTCTTACGCAACGATGCAGATCAATCCAGACGCGAACCGGGACAATCTCTCGCCTGAGTATCTCGCTCAGCTGGAGGCATTGCCGGAAAAGGAGCGTCAGCGCTTCCTGTTCGGGAATTATCAGACCGCGATTGACGGCGCGCTCTGGACGCTGGATCGGATCAGGCGGGCCTCTGCGATCACCGAAGAGGAACGCGCTGTCCTCCTGGCAGACATGAGGCGCATCGTCGTGGCTGTGGATCCGTCTGGCTGTTCAGGTCAGGAAGATTACCGCTCGGACGAGATCGGCATTTCGGTTTGCGGCATCGACCGTGAAGGCTGCGGCCACGTGCTGGCAGATCTGACATGCCGCACCGGCCCGGCCGGGTGGGCGAAGGTCGCGCTTGATGCCCTCGACCTTTGGAAGGCCGACCGGATCATCGCCGAACGCAATTTTGGCGGAGCAATGGTCGAGCAGACAATACGATCGGTCAGGGCAACCGCGCCGATCAAGATGGTGACAGCCTCACGAGGCAAATACGCCCGTGCAGAGCCGATCGCCGCGCTCTATGAGCAAGGCAAGGTTACGCATCACGGGCGCTTCCCCGATCTTGAGGATCAAATGTGCCAGTTCTCTGCCTCCGGCTTCCAGGGCGCTCGCTCGCCTGACCGGGCTGACGCGCTGGTATGGGCGCTGACAGAACTGATGCTCGAAAGGCAGAGCGCTCCAGCTGGATGGGCCCCTGCTCCGGTTACTTTTGGACGATAAGGCTTTCACATGGACTGGCGGCATCTCACCGAGCGATACGTCGCGCCTCACGGCCTGACCGCGCGGAGTGCTCGTCTGCTCAATCTCCGCCGCGTGCTCGACGGAACGATGTATGACGTTCTGCCGCACGATTTCTCGGAAGAGTATTCCGGAGCTGGTGAGTACATACCCCTCTCCCGCCGCCGCCCGTCCGTCCGCACCAACCTGTGCCGAACGGTGGTTGATGACAGTGTATCGCTCCTGTTTGGTGACACCCATTGGCCGAGCTTTCGGGCAACGGACCAGAACACGAGCGATGCACTCAATGCCTTTGCCCGGTGCGCAGGGCTTCGGACCCTCATGGTCGAGGCAGCGACGCGGGGTTCGGTCGGGTCTGTTGCGATCCTGGTTGAGGCGATCGACGGCCAGCTTGCGCCCACACTGCTCGAAGCGGCCTACCTCACGCCACGTTGGGACGCACTTGATCGCCTTCTTTCGGTGCAAGAGCGGTTCATTGTTAAAGGAGCTGATTTGGCCGCGTCGGGCTATTCGATCCCGGAAGATATGGCCGGCTCGCAGTTCTGGTGGCAACGAACATGGACGGCGCAAGAGTGCGAGGTCATGCAGCCGCAGCCCGTCAGTTCGGACAAATCAGCCAGCATTGACGCAGAGCGGTCGAGCAAGCACGGCCTTGGTTTCGTGCCTATTGTCTGGATCCGGAACCTCGGGGGCGCCTCTGGCGAGGCTGACGGGGCTTGCACGTTCGAAAAGGCGATCGATACCGTCATCGAGGCCGATTACCTCCTGTCGCAAGGTGGTCGCGGCTTGCGCTATGCCTCCGACCCAACGCTGGTGCTTAAGGCTGGTCGTGAAGAGCCCGGCGCTCCAGCCCGACAAGGTGGTGCCGCTTCGGCTCTAACCCTGCCTCCTGACGGCGATGCCAAGTTGCTCGAGATCAATGGTGCGGCGGCCGATGCGGTCCTGACCCACTACCGAGAGTTGCGGGCTTTGGTGCTCGAGCAGCTGCACGGCAACCGCGCCCACTCGGACAAGATTTCCACAGCGCAGTCCGGTCGGGCCATGGAGATGATGTGCCTGCCGCTCATCTGGCTCACGGATCGGCTCAGGCAGTCATACGGCGAAAGTGGATTGCTATGCCTGCTCCGCATGGTCTGCCAGTTCTCGTCCGCTCTGGCTGACGGCGTGCTGATCGACGGCGAGCGGCATAAGGGCCTCGACCCAACCGGTCTTTGCCTCCACTGGCCACCCTGGTTCGACCCGACCGAGCCCGAATTGCTGGCGCTGGCCCAAGGGCTCGTGACGGCAGTGGATGGCGGCCTGATTGCGAACCAGACTGCCTGCATGATCTACGCCGCCCGGATCGGTGTCGCTGACGCCTCCGAGGAATGGGCGGCGATCAAGGCCGAGATTGCGAATGGTGAACGCGTGGCCAAGGCCGCCGAGACGGTTCGCAAGGATGCCCTCGTTGGCAAGACGCTTTCGCATCAGATCGAAGCGTAATCGCGGCTGATGCCGCCCCCCGAAAAAAGAGAGACAGATGTCCGAATCAACCGAAATCGACCCGAACACCGTTCGGGAGCTCGAGCGTGCGCGCGCCGACCTCAAGACACTGCGTGCTGAACTCAAGGGCGTGCAGGAAGACGCCGATCGCGCCCGCAAGGAGCGTGACGGCTTCAAAGGCCAGATGGAGAAGCAGCGCGCAGAGCATGATGCCAAGCTGGCCGAAGCTGCTGCTGCGAATGACGCTCTTCGCACCGAAAACGAAACGGCCATGATCGAACTGCGCTCAGCAGGCGACAAGGCCCTGATGCACGCGAAGGCCGAGGCAATCGCGACCCGTCTGGGTGCGCATGATCCGGCTGATGTGGTGCGCCTGCTCGATCTCTCTGCCGTCAAGCGCGGCGAGGATGGTGCGTTCGAGGGGCTATCCGAAGCTCTCGAGGCTGCCAAGGAGAGCAAGGCCTATCTGTTCGGCGAGCCGCCCAAGACCGGTGCCGAGCAAGGTACGACCCGCACCGCTCCTGCGCCCCAGCCGGGCAAACCCGAGCCGGTCAACGCCCGCACAATGCCGACGCAGGATTACGAGGCGCAAAAGCGCCAGTTCCTCGCGTCCTGACAATCCCTTCCCCCGCCTGGCTGATGCTGGGCGTGACCGTGCCTGATGGCGCAATCCCCCTCCCCAGCATCATGAGAGTGCAATGAGCATTACGAATTTCCCGCTGCAGCTTCAGGCAGCCATGCAGCAGGGCTACCTT